GTTTGAGATATGAGGATATTGATATATCAAATAATATAATAACAATACATCGCACAGTATCAAGAATCCCTACAACAAGAGGGCATACGGAGGTGATATGCTCCGCGCCCAAGACATCATCGAGCAATAGGCAAGTGCCTCTACTGCCTGATTTGGTCTCGGTTGTACAAGCATACAAAAGCATCCATCAAAGTAATGCTTATGTATGCACCGGACAAACGACACCATGTGAGCCGCGCAGACTGAGTGCAGTATATCATGATTTGATATTGCATAAGGTCGGTCTTCAGAAGTGTCTGAAGTTTCACGCGCTGCGACATTCATTTGCGACCTACTTACTTCAACAGAAAGTAGACATCAAGACAGTAAGCGCACTGTTGGGACACTCCAAGGTTGCAACGACATTTGATATTTATATTCATCCATCCATTGAATCCAAGCGGCGCGCTGTCGGCACGCTGATAGGAGAAATCTTTAAGAAACATCGCAATGTTCAAAAGTAAAGCTCAATTCTTACTAAAGCGGTCGGCGGTGTCGGCGCGAAGGTCAAAGTTTGGTGCAAAGAAGGTAGGCGGCTATGCTTCCAAGAAGGAGTATCGCCGGTCATGGGAGCTGAAGATGTTGGCTCGTGCCGGTGAAATATCTGACTTGAGAGAGCAAGTCAAGTATGAGCTTATCCCTGCTCAATATGATGAGACGGGTCGGTGCATCGAGAGAGCCATGTCTTATATTGCAGACTTTGTTTATCGTAACAAAGCCGGTGATACAGTAGTTGAAGATGTCAAAGGCTACCGCACTAAGGAGTATCGCATCAAGCGTAAGCTCATGCTATCAGTTCACAATATTAAAATTACAGAAATATAAAAACATCATATTATGGCACGTCCCAGAAAACGAGGCCTTGATTACTTCACAATGGACGTTGATTTTTTCAACGACATCAAGGTGCGCAAACTCATCAGGCGCAAAGGTGGTTCTGCCACTATCATCTATCAATGTCTGCTTTGTCTTATCTACAAAGACGGCTATTATGTCAAGTACGATGAAGATACGGCGTTTGTCGTGTCGGAGCTTACCGGACTTGAAGAAGACTATATCGAGGATGTAATCAAAACGTGTGTCGCCTTAGAATTGTTCGACAAAAACGTGTTTGAGCAATCATCTGTTTTGACATCTCGCAGCATCCAAGATAGATATTTTGAAGCGTCAAAGAGGCGCAAGTCTAATGCCGGTCTTCCGTATTTAGTCAAGACAGGAGAAGAACTTGAAGCCGAAAGCAGCCATGCAAACACGGTTCAAAACGGTGATTTTGGCGAAAAAAGCATTAAAAAACGAGTTAATGTTGCAGAAACTACAGTTAATGTTGCAGAAACCCCGATTAATGTTGCAGAAAGTACACAAAGAAAAGAAAAGAAAAGTAAAGTAAAAGAAAATACTGCTGTCGCAGTAAAAAAGAAAGTTTTCGACAACAACAACGACAACAAAAATTCAAAAGAAGATTTTGATTTTGAGAAGGCGTTTGCTGAAATTGAAAATGATTTGCCTTGGCAAGCAGAAATCTCAAAGCGAACCGGAACAACCGGTGAAGAAGTTGCGCGGCGGCTCGCTGAGTTCCGCACGCACTGCATCTGCATAGCCAAACGAGACCATATCGACATGCCTGATTTCCGGCGACATTTCGTGTCGTGGTATGATAAGCAGCTAACACTCAACGCTCAAAGAAACAATGAAACTTACGAACTTAGCCAATATCAGCGACGTAGAGGCTTTGAGCCGAACCTTGCGCGCGGTAAGAGCTTCAACGGGACGTTTTAGCCTTGAAGTAAGCGAGAAGGACGCGTCAAATATACTCTATGCCGCTCTGAAAGCGGTTATACAGCAGCGCGGAGGGCAGATTGTGCTCGACACGGACACTCGCGACCATATAGCCGCAACTGCGCGATGGCTGATTGACCCGGTCGGGTCAAGAGGACTGCTGCTTTGTGGCACGCCGGGTAACGGTAAAACCGTTATGGCTATGGCTATATCGTGGCTTATCGAGTATCTGACAGAGAAAGAATTAGGCTCTGCTTATCGTGAAGTCGTAAAGTTTTATACCGCCAAAGGCATTTGCCGGTTATGTGCTGCTGCCGAGAAGTTCAAAGAGCAGTATGATGCTTACGAGCATATCTTCACGCACAGCATGATTTTGATTGACGATTTAGGCGCAGAGCCGACTGAGATTACGGTCTATGGTCAGACACAAACGCCGATAATCGACATCATCAGTGAGCGTTATCGCACACAGCGGTTGACGATTATCACCAGTAACCTTGACGTTGATGACATCCGCGCCAAGTATGGTGAGCGCATCTATGACCGACTGCGTGAGATGCTTACTCCGATAACTTACCTTAATCCCTCTTATCGAGGTGTAACAACCTAAAGATGAAAATATTACTCCTCTTCCTGATACTCTCGGCGATTGTGTTCTTTGCACAGTTCACAGCCTCTTTTGTCTGGGTTAGGGTGCAGCTTCGCAAGTGGTTGAAGCAGTACCCACACACTGAACGCATCACGCTCAGCAGAGTTCATCGGCAGTTGACCGACAGGACGACTAAACACATGGTCGTGCCTGCCTCGTTGATGTTGCTTTTAACCGCATTAACCGTAATTATTGCGGTTATAAGATTGATATTCAAACTATTAACAAAGCTAATTTAACCGTAAAAAGACATAAAGACACCGGAAGAACGCGCTCGAATTGAGGACATTCAGCGATGCGCAAAAGACTATGAAGTGACGGTCTATGACCAGTACTATCACACAAGCCCGGTGGGTGAACACCTGTTTAGCATTTATGACATCGGCAATGCTTTCAAAGCCGGTGCGATGTGGGCTGATAAACATCCTCGAGGGCAAGAATATGAACATATTCCCGGTCTGTTATGACAAAGAAAGAGAGAAGAACTTAAATCACAGTTAGATGGAAATACAATTAGCGACAACACTTGAACAGAGCAGGAAATTGCAAGAGTTAGGTGTGCCGGAAAACACGGCAGATATGCACTACTCAAGAACTGTCGGTGCTACCAAAAGTGTATTGCAGGGCTACAACAGGTATGAAAATTGTTACCCGGCTTGGTCATTACCGGCACTGCTTAGCGTAATTGGCAATGTGTCTTTGACGAGTGACGGCAAAAATACATGGGTCTGTATGACGAGCATCTTAGACGCACAGCCTCAGATGTATCAGTCTGAAGGCGATACGGCCTATGATGCAGCAATAGGGCTTATCGAGAAGCTCGTGAATAAGTCAAAATTAATAGCAGAACAGTTAAATCCCTGGCTTAAATGGGTCAATAAGAAATGGAATCAATGAACTATCATATCACGGTAAGAAGACTTGCCAACAATAACGGCAAGATTGACAGAGTGGAGGTTCACAATGCTCAAAAGCACCCACTCGATGATATTAAACATCGCATTGATGACTATAATCGAGGCGATAACCCCTACAAGTATGAGCTGCTTGACGTTCCTAATGAGAAGGTTGAACAAGTCATTGCATGGCTTGTGAATGACCGAGAGCTTGACATCAACAGACATATCGATGAACTGCGTGAAGTCCAAGACCGATTAGGCTCAATCGAGAGCGACATCGACTATGAGGTGAAGATGATACTTGATGCAATCCGTCACCGTAACAATCAAGATGATTAGGCTATACAAACGGTTGAGATGTGCCTTATGGTATGGTGAACATGACTATGCCGAAATTGATACACATTGCCCCAGAGTTATAGCAGGTTTTTGTGGTCAAATTTATCTGGAGCGTGGTATGATACAAATCATCATGGGCATGAATTTGTGATTTCATGCCCATGATGATGATTAAGTGTCAATCAAACGAGTTGCAATTGGCTCAATTCATTACCGAATGAATTGAGAGCGGTCTGTATCTTTGCCGTGGTTTTTGGTGATGGATAACGATAGCCGTTTGCATATTGCGAGAGCTGCGCTGCCGATACACCGGTTAACTTAGCTAATCCGGCATAGGTTATCTTGCCGGCATAGTAGAGAAGCAAAGACGGTACATCATAGACGAAAGAAAAGTTAGCTTCAACAAACTCTTTGCCTTCTTGTGCAAAAAGTTCCTTCATGTCATTGTAGGCTTGATGCCATTCAGCCATCGCCTCGGCTACAGTCGCACCTTCGCCGACTAAGCCGTAAGGTAGATTAGCCTTCTCGTCCATGTAGCATGAATATGTACTATCCTGCTCACGGACAATGTAAACTTTGACGGTATTCATTCTTTTATGGATTGGTTATTTAGTTTATGATTGTCTGGTATAAAGTTTAGAGCTTAAGCCCTGAGTCATTCAGTATGTGTTTCAAAGTGCCTCGCTTGACTTCTTCGCTGCCGTGGTTGCTTGTCGGGAAGTAACGCCCGGTGATTGGGCTGAACCACGCCGGATGTCCGGCAATTTGTTTGCCTGCGACAGGATAACACCCGATTTTTCTAAGTAATCGGTTAAGTTCATTGTATTTCATATTGCGCCATTACGTTTTTACGGTGCAAATATAATGTTATTAATTTTAATAGCAAAACATAATAGCAAAAATTATAAAATGGAAAATCAAGATGATTAGGTTATACAAACGGTTGAGATGTGCCTTATGGTATGGTGAACATGACTATGCCGAAATTGATACACATTGCCCCAGAATTATAGCAGGTTTTGTGTACAAATGCCGCAGATGCGGGAAGATGGACTTTAGAAAAATACCAAGATATGACAGCGAAAGAATGTAAACAGATTTTCGGTATAGATGATTTGCGAGACTTGCCAAATAGGGTTGAACAAATTCTGTTTGGAGATGTAAATATGCGAAATAATATCTATATGGAACTTCTTGCCCTCAACAAAGACCAAATGGGCATTGATTGGTTTCAGAGCTTGTACGAAGATGAGCTTTCCGAACGTAAGCAAAAGAAACAAGATTTTACCCCAACGTCTGCCGGAATTATAGCCTCATTGATTACCGGCACACCGAAAGGTATGACACATGAGCCAACAGCTGGTAACGGCTCTATGATTATAGCTGATTGGTGGCAGCGATGTAGAAGTGTATTGCCGTGGCAATTCTTCCCATCAGAACACCAGTACACTGCATGGGAATTGTCGGCAAGGTCTATCCCGATACTACTGCTTAATCTGAGCATCCGTGGAATTATGGGATATGTGTACCATGGTGATGTGTTGGAGCAAAAAATTATCAGTAAGTATGTTCTGCTAAACAGGCATGATGATTTTTTAGCATTCTCGGACATAATAGTGGATGAAAACGATAGTCTAAAAATAGTAAGAGTATGAAGTTTGAACAAATCTTTAGCAAGTGGATTGAGTATAAATCTCAATTCATAAAACACTCCTCTTTAGGTGCGTATCTGTCCCATAAAAAGGTACTATTGTCAACTTTTGGAGAATTGGAGAATACGCCTACCGAGGAAGCCGTTCAAGGCTTTTTGCTTGAGCAGATGAAAAAAGGTTTGTCACAAAAAAGCGTCAAAGATGTATTGATAACGCTCAAGCAATGTCTTAGATATGCTCGTAAGCATTATGGTTGGGACTCATCTTACGATGTGTGGGAATTGAAATTCCCCACGCGTGATAGTGCTGATAAGGAAAAGAAAATACCGGTGCTTGCACTCGACGACCAGAAGAAGCTCATTTCATACGTTCATGATAATTTTACTTTCCCAAATCTCGGGCTTGAAATAACACTTTTGACAGGTATGCGCATAGGCGAAATCTGTGCGCTCAAATGGTCTGATATTGACCTCGATGAGGGCGTTATTAACATAAGTCGGACGCTTGAACGTGTGTATATGGGAGGTGATAAACTTGATAACGGAAAGAAGTCGGTATTAGAATTTTCGACGCCAAAAACTCGGACATCAAGACGCAGTATCCCAATTGTGGCAACACTTCATAAGAGATTGAAGAAGCTCAAAGATGTTTGCAATGAGGACTTCTTTGTGCTATCCAACAAAAAGACACCTATTGAGCCAAGGTTATACCGAAAATTCTTTAGTAAGACGCTTGACGAATTGGGAATACCTCAAATCAAGTTTCATGGGCTGAGACATACGTTTGCTACAAGGTGCGTTGAAAGCGGATGCGACTACAAGACACTCTCAACCATTCTCGGACACACAGACATACAGACTACGATGAACATCTATTGCCACCCGAATGACAATAACCGCAAAAAGGAAATCGCAAAGATGAGCAAATACTTGAAGCTCTGAAAAAAGATGATTTTTTTTGAAAAAAAGTTGCTGAAAAATTTGGATAGTAACGAAATATTTACTACTTTTGTAATGCCATAAGGCACATAACTTTAAATACTTCAAAATGACAGACGAAGAATTTAAAAGAGAGGTTCAAAACCTTGTTGAAATGCTCAACAACCTCCGCCTAATCAAGGATAAAGGTCTTAAACGATGGCTGAAAGTTGAAATAAGAAACCAGCTCAATCAACTGATGAATGACTAACAAACAAGGTCCTCTCTAAGGGGAGGACCTTTATAAAAATACAAAAAAGACATGGAAACGGAATACAGAACAAGGACATCGGATGCAGTACTCTCAAAGATAAAATTCATGGAGAGAGGAGATTTGCTGCGTGTTGTTAATGGAGCATACATCGCTGAGAGGTTCTTCGGCAAGTCAGGATGTTGGTTTAGTCAGAAGCTTAACAACAATCTCAAAAATGGAAAGCCTTGTGAGTTCACAGACTCAGAGCGCAAGACATTGAGTAATGCGCTTTATACCATTGCTATTGAGTTACAAGATTTAGCTGATGAACTGCAATAAAGAGTAACATCTTCGTCTGTCAACGTAATGCAGCGACATCAGTTTGGCGCGACTGATTGAAAATAATCGGTCGCGCTTTCTTTGTTGGTAAATATTTTGTATCTTTGTGCATATCAACAACTTATTTTAAAATCATGAATGCGCAACAATTCTACACCAAGGTTAAGCAACTCAGAGAAGCTCAACGTCGATACTTCAAAGACCGCAATAGTCGCGACCTCATGAAATGCCGTGAGATAGAACGCGAACTCGATACGGAGATTGAGCGCGTTGAGAAACTCCGAGTTAAGAATGAACCAGAGCCTCAACAACTAAGGCTCTTTGTTAAGCAACACTAATTATTAATCTGTCTGTAAAACATCTATGTCTAAGCGTAAACGTATCAATGTAAGCATCACTCCTGAGTTATATGAGGAGTTGAAACCACTAATGCGGAAAGCCGGTTTTACAAACCTATGTCAACTGACTGTTGCATCGCTGAATGTTATGATTAAGACTTACAAGCATAACAAGGCTAAAGTGAAACATGAGGATATTGCAAACGATGATGATATAGAGAATATGTTTCGTGAATATTCAAACCACGATAGACAACCTGATGGCACTGTGCCTGTGCGACATCCAAAGAGAGAGCTGAGATAAGACCTATGGCTAAAGACCGTGACTATATCAAGATGATTAACAGTGCGCGTTGGCGTACACTCAGAGCGCGTGTGTTGGCAGCACATCCAATGTGTCAACGGTGTGCAGAGGATGACATCTATACTGCTGCTGTCGAAGTGCATCACATTACACCTGTCGAATCAGTAGCAGGTTATCACAACAAAGAACGGTTAATGTTCAACCCTAATAACCTGCGAGCATTGTGTCACAACTGCCATGTGTTAACACATGTAGAGTTGGGTCGTGGTACCAGAGAGCAGCGAATTGAACGTAATAAGAAGGAAGCAGAGCGAGCTAAAAGATTATTTGACTGAGGTTGTACCCCGGGGGCATTTTTTTAAAGCACCCCCCGTCATGCTCTAAACCTCGCCCCCTCTTGTTTTTTCGCGCGTGGAATTTTTCGGGCTTTGGGGGCAGTTAAATTATATAGCTCGATATGTGCCGAAGATGTGCATTTTGTACACTTTAAAAAAAGTATTGGATGTTAAACGACAAACAGCAAAGATTTTTAGACGCGCTCAGTTGTTGCAGGGGCATAATCAGAGACGCTTGTATCATGACCGGCATACACCGAAACACTTACTATAAATGGCGTAAGAATGATGAGGAGTTCGCTGAGCAGTGCGACCTGATATTTGATGAGCAGGGCGATATTGTCGAATCTAAACTGTTAGACCTCGTTGAAGCCGGTGATACATCTGCAATTATCTTCTACTGTAAGACCAAGCTCAAGAACCGTGGCTACACCGAGCGAGTTGTTGAGAAAAAGAAGCCGGAGTCTGAACCTGAACCTGTCAAAATTCCCGACAAGTTCGATATTGCCGATATGCTTGCCGGCAAAGATTATACTAAACTTATCAAAGCCAAGAAGCAGTACATCGTTAAGTTGCTCCGCAAGCAAGGCAAATATAGTGAAGAATTATCGATGCAGGTTAAGATTGTGGCTCAATTGTTGGTTAAGACGGATGTACTTGCAGAAGAAGTATTTGGTAAAGACCACCGAGCAATGATACAACAGACATCGCGAGAGGGTGATAAACGAGCTATTGTAAACCCTACTGAGCGGTTATATCTTGACTATGCACAACAAAGCCAGCGCGCGTTGCGTGCCTTGGGTATGAATACAGATGCCAAGGAGCGCAAGAATGATAATGACGGATTTAGTGATTTTATGAAAGAGTTCAATGACTGATGAGGAGAAAGAACATGAACGCCAATGTAAACGCGACACTGTAGCTCTTATTGCACGGCAGCGCGAGGCTTGGTATATGCAGAGTGCAGGGGAACTCGATAATACAGATCCTCGCATTATGATATACGTTAAGAAGGTTATCGAGCATCCTGATGAACACAACCTCTATGAGCTGCTTGCTGTTGTAAGGTTCTTCAGACTGCTGAATACCTATGAGTGGAGACCGGATAAGGTTAAACGCTTTTTTAAGTTTTATGAGGTGCTAAAGTTCAGCGGCACAGCCGGCAGACAGCGATACAAGTTAACGCCTGTGCAGTGCTTCCAGTTTGCTAACATTTTTGGCTTTGCTGATGAAAAAGGTCGCAGGCTTATTCGCACAGTTTGCATTTTCGTGCCGCGTAAATTCTCAAAGACAACTTCATCTGCGGCTCTTGCCGTATATGACTTGTTGTTTGGCGATAATAATGCACAGGCTTATGTCGGTGCTAATAGTTATGACCAAGCAAAAATATGTTTCGATGAGATAAGAAACATCATGTTTGAGTTGGATGGCCGTGGTCGCCACTTCCGGATTAACCGTGAGAGCATCACGTTCAAAGACAGAGGGCGCGATTCGTTGGCTCGATGTCTCGCTGCTAATGCCAAGACTAAGGACGGTCTTAACGCATCACTTGTGATTATGGACGAGTACTCACAAGCACGTAACACAGCTTCAAAGAACGGTGCAGACCTCAAGAACACGCTAACATCATCGATGGGTGCGCGGCTTGAGCCTTTAGTAGTGACAATTACGACTGCAAGTGAAGTGATTGACGGGCCTTTTGCACACGAGCTTGACGGTATCAAGCGTGTTCTGCGTGGAGAAGTAGAAAATGACCGTGTATTCGGTGCGTTGTTTATGCCTGATGTTGATGATCGTGAAGATGATCCTAAAACATGGGCTAAAGTCCAGCCTCACCTCGGTGTGACCGTGCAGCCTGATTACTATGAGCAAGCGTGGGCAGATGCTCAAATATCGGCAGAGAATATGATGGTTTTTCGCACAAAACTGTTGAATATCTTTGCAGAAAACGAAAAAAGGTCATGGATTAGCGCAGAAATAGCGCGAAACATTAGCCGACCGATTAAATTAGAGAATATAAAAGGTGCGCCGTTAGCCACTGTTGCTATCGACCTATCTGTATGTGGTGACTTCTCAGCCGTGACATTCGCGATGTATTATGAGAAATTGAAGCGTATGGACTTCCATACATCGTACTTCTTTCCTGAAGGGGCTATTGCCGGTCATCCTAATGAGCGGTTATATCGTATATGGGCTGAAAAAGGCTATCTCATACTCACGCCGGGTAAAGTTATTGACTATCGTACTATCGTTGATTACATTCTCAGCAAAGTTGATTATGTGCGCATACGCGCTATCGGATATGACCCTTACAAGAGCATGGAGTGTGTCAATATGCTTAAATCAGCAGGCGCGGAAAAAGTACTCATGCCTGTGCGACAGACAAATGGTAACTTCACAGCTCCGGTCGAGAGCTTTGAGCATGGTGTCAAGACCGGTAAGATATTCATCAACGATAACCCGATTAATGCCTATTGCTTCGGCAATGCGGTTCTTGATGTCGATAATAACGAGAACTGTAAGCCAATGAAGCGCGGCGATAATATGAAAATAGACGGAGTTATAACTATGCTAATGGCTTTGAGAATGTTCCTTGATATGAGAGATTAGTTAAAATAGGTTAACATATTAGTGGGGTGGTACCAGTAGCCGCTTTATGTCGGGTTTGTAGAAAGTTATGAAAACACACATTAAAGATTGGTTTTGGTTTCTGCGCTCCGCTAAGGGATCAAGTGAGAAGCGTGACAAAGAGGGTAGCCTGAGATCAGGTCGCCCTTTTAGTCAATCGCTTGTGCTGCCTGACAATGCAGAAAAAGTCAATACTCCATATCACGCGATGATGGTTGCGACTGTCTATCGTTGCGTTAGGCTCATTTCGGATAAGATAGCCGGGCTGCCTTTTACGTATATGCGCCAGCGCAACGGCGTATATGTGCCGGAGGAGAGCGGACTTAACTATCTGTTACAAGTGCAGCCTTGCGCTCGGCTGAATGCTTTTGACTTTTGGGCTTCCGCTGTTGCTCAGATATTGCTTCAAGGAAATGCTTACATTATGCCGATATATGACATATATACAGCAAAGGGATATAGGGAATTGATCTTATTATCTCCGGACAGCGTTTCATACGACAAATATTCACACACATACACGGTCAATGACACAGATAACGGCATATACGGCACGTATGATGAGGACGATATAATTCACTTGAAGAATTACTCATTTGACGGTGTTACCGGTGAGAGCGTGTTAACAGCAGCGGCTCGCACATTCGGTATAGCTGCAACAGGCGACCGTGAAACTTTAGACCGTTTTGCAAGTGGTGGAAATGTTAGGGGTTTTGTCAGTGACAACACTCAGACCCCTACGCTTGGCAGATATGACACTGATGAAGTTAACAAGCACGTTGAAGATATTGAGGCTAACATACGCCAAGGCAGACACCTCTTTGTCCTTGACGGCGATTTGAAGCTAACCCAGTTGTCAATGACATCTACGGATATGCAGTTTTTGGAGAGCCGAAAGTTTACTGTACGCGATATATGCCGATTCTTTGGTGTTCATCCGTCATTTGTCTTCGATGATACAAGCAACAATTACAAGTCAGCAGAAACGGCTGATGCTTCATTCTTGAGCAATACACTACAGCCATTACTCAAACGCATCGAGATCGAATTTTGCCGCAAAATCATATCGCCGAGATTATGTACCAAGTACAAGTTTGAGTTTGACCGAAGCGCATTATATGCCTGTGACCTTGAAAGTAAGGTGAATTATCAATCAAAAATGATAGCAGCAGGTCTCTCAACAGTCAATGAGGAACGGCGAAAAGAGAACAAACCGGCAGTTGACGGTGGCGATACGTTGCTTATCTCAGCGAACCTCAAAAATATCACCGAGCTAACAACTTCGGCTGCATCTAAGACTTCATAATTCACACAAAATACTATGGGAATATGGGAAAAGAGATAAAAATTGAAAATAGAGAGCGTTTCTTTCAGGGTGTTCATTTAAGGCAAGCTCAAAATGGTACGGATGAAAAATCTCGTACCATTGAGGGCTATGCTATCGTATTTAATGAGCCAAGTGCACCGTTGTATGAGGATGAGCGCGAAGTCATACGTGAGGTTATCTCCCCGGAGGCCATTACTAAGGAGTTGCTCGATAGCTGCGATATAGTCATGACATTATTTCATGACCGTCAGTTGCTTTTGGCTCGATCCAAAAATGGCAAAGGCACTCTTAAATACAGCATTGATGACCACGGTGTCAAATTCGAGTTTGATGCGCCTCATACGGCTGACGGTGATAAGGCTGTTGAACTCGTTGACCTGCGCGTTATTGATGGTTGCAGCTTCGCATTCCGGACAAAATACTGGGATGAGGACTACGTATCTTGCAACAGTGAGACGCGTGACGGCAAGATTCAAACGACCTACACTGTTAAGCGCATTTCATCGTTACACGACTTCACATTAACACCTAATCCGGCATACCCGACTACTGAATGTGACACACGCGATGCTTTTTCTCAGCTTCGCAAAAAAGAAATGATAGACCACTCTGAGGTCTTAAAACAAGCTGCCGAGATGCGTGCAGCAGCTAACAAAAAAATGTATTAATACTCTAAAACATAGGGAAAAATGAAGAAAAAAGAAATCCGACTTTTGCTCCAGCGCGACCAAGAGATCACTGCTCGCATTCGCGAGATTGCTGACCTTTGCGAGAAAGAAAATCGCCAGCGCAACGATGCTGAGGAGACTGAGTTTAAAAAACTCATTCAAGAGCGTCAGGTTATTGGCATGAGAATGGCTGCATACTCTGCCGAAGACCTCCAAACTCGTAGCCACGCAGACCGCTTCCGCACTGCTGAGGCTATGATTCGTGCTAACGTAGAGGCTAAGACCAACACAAGTGTTATCCTCCATCGTGACCTTGTGATGGTATCTGATGCCAAAGCAGGTGAAATTGTGCCTATCAAACTTCAAGACATCCTTGAACCACTTGAAGAAGGCTTAATCCTCCATCAAGTAGGTTTGCCATTGCTCACAGGCCTTGCCGGTGAGTACGTATGGCCGATGTATGAAGCTGTTGAAGCAACTATTGCCGGTGAGGGTGTGGCGTTCTCAGACACCAAGATTACTCTTGATTCGCTTAAAGCGTCCTATGACCGTATCGGTCTTGCTATCCCGGTAACTTACCAAACAATCATGCAGACTGAAGGCCTCATTGAGACTATCATCCGCAAGATTATGCCGAAGGCTATCACCGCAGCTCTTAATCAAGTGCTGTTTAGCCGTGTCAAAGTTAACGGTGCTACTAACTTGGTAGGCCCGTTTGTAGATCTCAAAGCTGATGAGATTGAACCCACGTTCAAAGCTCTCAACTTGCAAAAGGCTAAGCTGTATGCGTCAGGCATCGATGGCGAGAATGTTGCATTTGTTATGAGCAAAGCGACAAAGGCTATCCTTGAAGCTACCCCCAAAGATGCCGGTTCCGGCATTATGGTTGTCGAGAACGACAAGCTCGCAGGCATCCCGGTATTTACAACTCACTTCATCGGTGACGGTTATATCGGTCTCGGTGATTGGAAGTGGCAACCGATGGGTCTGTTCGGTGACATCCGCTTCACTGTTGACCCATACACTTTGTCACGCAAAGGCGCAATTGACTTCATCCTTGAAGCCAATTATGGTACAAAGACACTCCGCAAGGAAGCCTTTAATCTCGCGCATATCATCAGCGATGACGAAGATTAGTCGTATCTTAAATTCTTGCTACGATGATTGTTGATGTCGCACTTTTTAAAAAGCACTCACGGACGGATGACTTCGCCGATGATGATGACCTTATCGAGACATACCTGCGAGCTGCTGAGACCGCTGTCTTAAAAGAGATACGCCGCAGCGAGGAGGAATTGAGGTCTGATGATGGTGAAGTTCCCGAACCGATTCAGGTAGCTATTATGCAGATGGCGGCTCATTGGTATGCCACTCGTGAAGTCGCTTCAAGCGTAAAGATGTCGAGAGTGCCGGCGACATTAGAAGTTCTCCTCAAACCTTACGTGAAGCTATGATTGCAGGATTGTTAAGAACAAAGCTGAAGGTCAAAGAACTCGTTGAGGTAACAGACAAATTCGGTGCTGCCTCCTCTACATGGGTTGAGCATGAAACCCCGATATGGGCGGAGCGCTTAAAATATGATGGGAGGCGCAGCGAAGAAGTCGGGGAGCATTTCGCTGACTATACCGCTACATATAGAACTCGCATTAATCATAATCTTGTAGAACATTGGAGAGTAACCGATATGTCAACAAATTGTGAGTTCGTTATTGACAATATAGTCCCTAACAAAGCTCGTGGGCTACAAACCATTTACTGTACAAAACTTAATCCATGACACCTCTTCAAGCCGGACAACAACTTAAACGGCTTACTGAACAATTTAAGCCAAGGCAGCTCAAGTCCGCCATTAAGCAGACTTTGGCAACCGAGGCGCGCAAAGTGCGCCGTGTTGCTGTCAAGAACCTCAGACAAAGCGATAGCCAGAAACTCAGAGTTACAAAAACTCTTGAGAAAGGCATCCGCGCTAAGGTTCGCAAGGATGTTTCAGGGTTTGTTGTTGCAGCAAATTTTCGCCCCGGTTCTTCACGCGGAATGTACAAAAATCGTTACGGCAAACTAAAGCCCGTGCTTTATTGGTTCGATTTGGGTACTGCCCATCGATATAAGAAGGCTCGAAGCAAGGTGCAACGGTTACTCGGCAAACGCGGAGGTTATACAGGTCAAATAAGGTCGAAAAACTTCATCGCACGCGCCGAACAAAGCGAAGTACCAAAGGTAATTGCTCGTATCGACCAAACGTATCAAGAAAAAGTCGAAAAAATCGCAAAAAGATATGGCTATCTCTAAGACATCAATTCATGCCGGTCAGGTCATTAATGATTTATTGCTTAATGACCTCACTGTTCGCTCATTTACCAAGAGGATATTCCCTATTGTAGTGAATGAGGCTGAACTGCCTTATATCACCTATCGCCGCACAGGTTCTACGGTCACACATACGGCAGTAGGCCATGACAGCGAAACCGTTGAGATGTGCGTTTCGTGTTTAGCCTCAGAATACGGTCAGAGCATTCAACTTGCCGAGGCGGTGCGCAATGCTTTGAGTGGTGCGAGGTATAACGCAGACGATCTGAACATGCGCTGTTGTTCGTATGAAGGTGGTGAGGAAGACTGGCAAGATGATGCTTTTATCCAACAACTTTATTTTAAACTTAAAATTAACTGATTATGGGATTCATTAATGGTAGTGATGCGTTGATTAAGGTAGCCGGCAACTTTGTCGGGCACTCAACGACCCACACAACTACATACAATACCGAGACAAAAGACCGTGCGTTTAAACCGGTTGGCTCTGAGGCAAAAGGTGATGGCCTTTGGAGTAAAAAGTCCATTTCCAAGTTGTCTATCTCAGTCAGCATTGAGGGCTTGAGGTGTGACGACGAAACAGAGAACGGCTACGCTATGTTGCTTGCAGCTTGGAAAGAAGCAAAAGAGGTTGAAGTCATTGCCCTTGAACGTGGCAATGCCACAAAACCTTACCTTGAAGGCAATTTCATTATCACTTCAATTGAGGAATCTTCACCTGCTGAAGATGATGCGACATACAGCATCAGCCTCGAAAGCTCAGGCTCGCCAAAGACTTTTGAGCCGGGAAACCTATCTGACTACGTAAAAAAGGCTGACGCATGATGATTGGTTCAAAGATTAAAATAGCCGGTAAAGAATATCCTTGTTATCAAACGATGGGAGCGATGCGCCGCTTCCACCGTTTGACCGGCAGGGAAATCTCCGAAGTCCAGTTAACAGAGGTT